AGCGGCGCAGAGGCAAGCAGTGCCGCCAGCCATAACCGCTTCAATCACGGAGTATCTCAAGGCGATCGCCTTCAAGCAACCGTATGTATCGGTCGCACAGATTAGTAATATAGTCCTTGGTGTTCAGGGCGTAACCGATTATGAAGCGGTCACGGTGAACGGACAAGCGACGAAGATACCGCTTACTGTCGAACAGGTCGCAACTCTCGGCACTGTTGAGGTGACACTCAATGACTAGAACGGACTTTAAGGAGTACGCATTAAAAGCGATAAACAAGATATACCGTAATGACCCATGGGTTAGAGAGTTATATCAAGCGGCAGGATTACAACTACAGGACATTGACGGGGTACTTGATGAGCTATTGGACAATGGCTTTTTCGACGCGGTCGGGGCAAGGGGACTAAGAGTATACGAAAAGGACTTAGGAATTAGCCCTAAAGGCTCGGTAGACCAGCGACGGCAGATTGTGCAAATGCTCTGGAATAACAGCGGTAAATGCACGCTGGAGAAAATCAAAGCAATCGTAAAAACCTTCGTTCTTGATGATGTAGAAGTCAAATTTGAGGACGGCCTATTAAAGCTAGAGTTCAGTAACTCATCGTTCGTGTACGCGATCAATCAGATACGGCAGAACCTAGCCATTGTTAAGCCGTCGCACATTGGTATATCAATTGCAGACGTTCACGACGTAGAAGGCGGTATCTCGGCGGCGGTCTGGGTGAGCCGTAGAAATACGACGATTATAGAACCGTCGGAAGGTGTGAACACTGACATGGACACAGCAGACTTATACGGCGGCGTATGGGTGAAAGTCGGTAACGCAGTTAATTATGTAGGTTAAGAAAGGAGAACAATATGGCAAGTCAATATCCGCGGAACATTATAACGGCTAAAGGGTATAACCTTCTGGCAGAGTCAATCGCCACGAAAAAAGCAGTGGTATTCACTAAGGTAGTAGTCGGCAACGGGGACGACAGCGGCAAGAACATTAGCCAGATGACGAACGTCATCAGCCCGAAGATGACGCTTCCCGTTAGCTCGGCGGTTAAGGACGGAGACGGGCAGTACATGATAACGGCAACATTGTCGAACAGCGCCGTAGAAGAGGGCTTCTTCCCTAAGGAAGTTGCTTTATTCGCTAAGGTTGACGGCGGCGAAGAGGTCATGTATTCGTACACCAACGGGGGCAATCAGGTAGGCTATATACCTGATAAGAATACACCCATTGACAGTGAAATTTATAAAATTCGAACGAAGATAGGCAACGCAAGCAATATTACATTCGTTGCAAGTGATGATACATATGTCACAAAAGGAGAGTTGACTAAGCATAACGCTGATGTAACCGCTCATAATAATCGATTTAACGATATTATTCAACAAGTGAATAACATGATTACTAACGTAGACAATAGTGATTCATTAGCCAAAGCACCTACGCTGCAGTTGGTAAAAACGCTTTTGAGTAGCCTAAACATTAAAAATGCAACCGATGTAATAAACGCCTTAGAAAGCGAAAAAGCAACAGGACTTGGAATCAGATACGATTTCAGCAGCGAAAATGCCTGGTATATTTGTCTGGGCAAGCTATTCGGGAATTTAATTATCCAAGGGGGATATTATGTAGAAACAAAGGGTACGGACAACCCTTTGTCATTCCCAATCGCCTTTAAAAACAAACCATTTTATGTAAACGGCTCTGCTGATTTGAGCCACTCAACTCCGTATGATTTTGCTAAGCCTGCATGGGCTATGGCGGTCAGCAACACTAAATTTTTGTGCAGTGTTAATTATGATTTTGACGGTCAAAGCCAATACAGATGGGTCAGAGTTTTGGCTGTCGGTGTTTAACTAAGTGGGAGATGACAGAGATTCCCAAGAAAGGACAACAATATGTATGTATTTGTATTAGATGAAAAGGGCATCCGCCAAACCTCTTATGTTGTTGGTATTCATGCTGACACATTAGAAGGAACAGAGCAATTAGCAAAACAAGCCTATCCTACTGCTAACATCGTAACAGGGGATAGTGAAATGCAATCACAATTTACAAATGGTAAAGCCTATGTAAATGGAGAATTCATTGATATTCCTGTAACGGAGTATGAGCAGACTAAAGCAGAGAAGATAGCAGACATAAAAAAATACTACGATGCACGATTTAAAACACTAGAACAAATGGTGCTACGTAGACGATTAATCAATGGTGATATTTCTGATTTGCAGGAACAGTATAAGAAATTAAACGTGGAAATGTTAGCTAAGATTAAGGCGGTGAAATAATCATGGAAGTAAAAAGCGATATTCCTGTAATGAAATTTTGTGAATGGTGCTATGCCACGCTAAATGAAGATGGGACTTGCCCTACAGAGGGGTGTATCCACAATGAATTAATGGAGTTAGAAGAAAACACGGAGGTTGAATAATGTGGACATGGAGCTTTACAGTTGAGAGTGTTGGCGCTGTTGTCGTAATTGTCAGTACTATATGCGGAGCGATATATCGTTGCGGGATTTCACCGATGTTGAAGACCATCAAAAAAGACCGTGAGAACGACATAAAATTCATTACGGCTAAGTACGATACATTAATTGAGACGCTGCGGGAATTAAAAGAGGAGATCCGATTATCTCGGCAAGACAGAATACAGCAGGCACAACGACACTTACAGCTTGTCGGACGGGTCGAAGTGTTGGAATCAAGAGTCGACGACTTACGGAACGAGTTATACGGTGATAAGCGATGAGAGATAAGGTTATTTAATCACTCAAGAAGGCATTACCTACTCGGAGAAAAAGAACTTTATCAATATGTATGAATGCTATCACGCGCTTGGTAAAAACGGGGTCATGACCTCTATCTATCAGCTGGTACTGGATATGGAGATAAAAAAGGAATATGAAAAGTAGATGTATACGATTCGGAGAATGGGCGCAGGCCAATTGGCTGGCGCTCATTGCTATGTTAGCGGTAGTGCTGTTTATTTTGCTCGTAGTGATTGTACTATCTTGGTTATACGGCTTTTGGAGTAACGGATTATACGGCACTCACTTTGAAATTAACAGCTGCTGGCAAGGGGTGTCAGCCGTAGGGGCCGGGATTGTAACGGTCGTAGGACTTGCTAAGGCTGCATGGACAAAGTACGGGCTTGACAGTAAGTACAATTCACCGGAAGGGCAAAAACCCAATATGTCTAATTCTTTAATAAAGATAGGAGCGGATAACAATGAGAGAAGGAATTGATGTAAGCTATTGCCAGGAAGGATTTGACTTTGAAGCCGCCAAGGCGGCGGGAAAAGAATTCTGTATCGTTCGAATCGGACGTACCCGAGGAGACGGACGGCAGGAATTGGATGATTTATTTATTCATAATATTAATGCGGCCAAGGCTGCGGGAATGGATATCGGGGTGTATTTTTACAGCCTGGCCACCACAACCTGGCAAGCCCAACAAGAAGCCATGTGGCTGGTAAAGCAGCTGGATATATATCTAAAGGACGTAGAGTTAAAAGCGGGTATCTGGATGGATATAGAAGAAGAGATGCAAAAAGACCTGGGAGCCCAAGAACTTACGTCGGTAGTGATGGCGGGAATCAATGTAATGAATGAGGCAGGAAAGTATGTAGGTATCTACGGCAGTTATGATACGCTGGTAAACTGTATGAATTTGGAAGACATCCCCGATTACGTGCCTTTTTTCGTAGCCATTTTCGGACCGGTCAACTATTTTAAACAAGAGTATCCGAATAAGACGTGCAGCCTCTGGCAATACTCCGACGAGGGACAGATTAACGGATGCGCGGTTGATTTAGACGTTATGTACGACTAACCGAGGTGACATGATGAAAATTCCGATGATGAACGATGAAAAACGGGCGAAACTTGTAAGAATCACGCTCATTGCGATTTTGACGGCTTTTTGCTTAGGCTGTATATACTTTGCCGTGCAGTATGAGAAAAAGCCCGTAGAGAGCCCTACACGAATGCGTTTTTCGGACACGACCGATAAAAATGCGGTAAAGAAGGATTTACGGGTTTCTGACCGTGAAGCCGCCGAAATCGTAACGAAAATCGAACGCATTCACGACGGCAAGACCGCTCCGAACGTGTCATACTATGTGACCGCACCGAATTTGACGACAGCCGCCGATAAGACGGAACAGGCTATCAGGAAGAATGATAGTCAGATCCCGTTAGCGGCACGGGCGAAGTCGGATAGAACGGTCGTCACCGTGGACGAAGAAAAACAGAAAGTTGACGTGTATAAAATCAACTTACGTAACAACCATAAAATCAAAGCCGGGGGAACATACATCGACGGCAAACCGTACTTGTCTATCGGCTATCAAGCAGGACGAGTCGAAGGAATCGTACACACTGACGGAACGGGCGTTCATGGCGGTACGCTTATGTACACAATTAAAGAATGGTGATTAGGGGGACTCCTGCGGGAGTCCTCTTTTTTATTGTCCTAATGTAATCATCGAACGTATTCTATGATATTCGGATATAAGGAAATTTTAATATTTTTATTTGACGGCTCACGCAATGCGTGATATACTTTAGTCAAGATAAAGATAACGAATTGTCCGAGAGATGAAAGGAGAAATGAAAAATGGAAGAAACAACAAGATACTTCGTAGCAGCTAGCTACCCGTTCGACAACGCAGACGCGTGGGATTGCAAGACCAAAGAGGAAGCGATTGAATTATTCGAAGAACTGAAAAAACAAGTAGTCGAATCCGATAACGCTGTAAAACTTGAACTCAAAGACAGACGGCGAGATTACAGAGTCATTGAATACTTCATCAACCGTCGTCAGATGTTCGGTATCGACGAATTGAACGACTATGAGAATACGCTCATAGCTTGGGATGAATAAGATTAAAGCGGCACGAGAAGCCGCAGGACTCACACAAGCCGAAGTCTACGAAGTGCTCCGCATACCCATGCGGACGCTTCAGGACTGGGAGAATGAGCGAAGAACACCGCCTGAATGGGCTGAATTATTGATAATTGAAAAACTTGAACAGATAAAGGAGAAGAAGACCATGACATACGAAGTACGAGTAAGCACGATTGAATCAGGGTGGGAAGTAGTATACGAAGGCACAAAGGAAGCATGCCTTGCCGAATATCAGAACCAATTGGAAGTCGATAAAGAAGAAGGAACAACGAACTTCGCAACTCAAGTGATTGACGGATTCGGCAAGGTGGTTGCCGAACATAAAGGCGACGACTACTACACACGATAACCGACATAGACCCCTCACAACGAGGGGTCTTTTTTTATTTGAAGTAAAATAACTAACCTGACGGCTAGTTGTACTACTGCAAATTAGGAAAGGAAGGTAATTCTCGGCGTGTTGTCTTCATCCAGGTCGATTCTATCTACTGTTTGTTGCCAAAATTGCCGCCGCTGTTCTCTTGTCATCTTCTCATAATACGGACGAATACCGCCGGGAAGATAATAATTAAGCGGGGCAGATGGCTGTATCTTCGGAGCTTCTACTTCGGCAATGGCAGCCGATAATTCGGCATGTGTCTTCTTATACTCATCCAATTCGATGAGTTCGTTCAAGAACAATTCTTTCAGTCGCTCCAGTTTACGTTTCAACTTATCAACGTCGGTTGTAACTGGCTGCTGTTTTTGTTTCTTCTTAACAGAATACTGGAAGTCTTTATACGCTTCATCGAACGAGTCAAGAAGAGCTTCTTCAATCTTCTTTTCAGTGACTCGTCCGCGATGGGTACACGCTTTAAACGGCGAAACGCTCTGCGGACATTGGTAATAATAGTACGTTTTACCGTTGTTCTTACCGACACAGCCGATACCGGTATACGGATGACCGCACATTGGACAACGAATAAGGCCTGTGAACAGGAATATCCGACCGGTCGGCGTTCGCTTGATTAGCTTCTTGGATTTTATTATTTTTTGAGCCCTGTAAAATAATTCTTCAGTGACTAACGGCTGACAGAAGTTATCGTCGCCATGCGACCGCCCTATATACCGTTCGTTCTTCAAGACGTGGCTAATGCTTGCGTATGTGTAATAGAACCCGTGACCACACATCCAGCGAGCCGCCTCGGTGAGGTTTTGAGTCTTTACGAAGTGTTCAAAAAGCGGCTGTACGTATTTCGCATTTTCGTTCGGTATGAGCTTCTTGCCTTGGACGCTGTAGCCGAACGGTATCTTGCCACTGCATATTTCGTGCCTTGCCCGCTTCTGAGCGAACACAAAATGAATACGGTCGCTTGTCATGTCTGACTCGTTTTGTGCGATTGAGAGCTTAATATTCAGCATGAGCCGCCCGTTTGTAGTCGTCGTATTGTAATCTTCTTGAGTCGTTTCCCAGTCTACTTTATGCGTGTCCAAAATCTCTTGAGCCTTATAGTAGTCTTTGACAGACCTGAACCAACGGTCGAGCTTAATAAAGAGGACGCGGTCGATTTTATTCTGTTTAATGTCTTCAATTAATTGTTTAAACGCACGACGGGAAAACGGCTTCTTCCGTGCCGACGCTCCGTCATCGGTGTATACTCCGACTATATTGTATTTATGCTTATCGGCGTAGGCTCGAAGGTCTGTAAGTTGAGCGTCGAGAGATAAGCCTTGCCGTGCTTGCTCTTCGGTGCTTACGCGTATATATAAGGCTACTCGTTTATTCTTCATATTGTTCTCCGCGTATAAGTAAACCCCGCACAGGCGGGGCTTTTTTAATGTATTTCGCTTTGTTTTAACACCGCCAACCCCAAAACCTTAAAATCCGTACAATTCGACTCACTGAATTGAAGCGGTGCATATTTCGGATTTTCGGACACAAGCATAACCCCTGTATCTGTCTTATAAAACCGCTTAATGCATACCCGTTCATTGTCAATTTCAACACATGCTATTTTGCCGTTTGGCACTTCTGGTTGAGCCTTGACGAAGACGATATCACCGTCATTAATGCCCGCGTTTATCATAGAATCACCTCGAACGGTAATGCAAAAGTCAACTGCATATCGCGAATCGGTTTTCACATAATAAGTATCTTGCCCGTCTAAGTTTTCAAGCGGTTGACCTGCGGCGGCATAGCCTAGCATAGGCACACGCTTCAAAGAGGGAACGAATACGGGGGCTGAACTATATAACGTATCCATATTCACGTTGAAGTAATCGGCAATGGCTTCAAGAACTTCAAAGCTGGGCTTACGCTTCCCGTTCTCATACATACTGATTGAACTTTTTACAAGCTTCAGCTCACGGGCAAGGTCATCTTGAGTCAATCCGCGAGACACTCGCAATTCTTTTAAACGCTTGGCAAAATCCATAATGACACGCTCCTTTTAATAGCATTTTATCACTTTACGTGAAGAATAACAATAAAAATATTCACACAAAGTGTTGACAACTTTTTATATGTGTTGTACACTTTATGTGAACAGGAGGTGACAAACGAAAATGTTCGATAAAAAAGTTATTGCCAAAAAACTTATAGAACTGCGGCAAAAAAAGCAAAAGACCCAACAAGAGGTTGCTAATGCGGTTGGCATATCTGTATCGGCTATCGCCATGTACGAAGCTGGGGACAGAGTGCCTAGAGATGAGGTCAAGTTGGCACTTGCACAATATTATAAGACCTCGGTAGGGCATATTTTTTTTAGTGCCTAGTTCACTTACAGTGACCAAAGAAAGGGAAATAAATGAATCAGGAGGTTGAATTTATTAATTTTAGTCCTGAGAGGGTAATTGAAGTCGCCGTAAATATCCTTTACGGGAACGACGATGAAGTTCTTGTCGTAGAAGCGACGGCCGCAACAGGTGAACGGAAAGCAATCAGTACAGAGATTTAGAGAGGAGAACAAAGAATGAACCAATTGCAAGTTTTCAACAACCAAGAGTTTGGGCAAGTTCGAACAATGACGATTGACGGATCGCCTTGGTTCGTGGCGAAGGATGTTTGCGAGTGCTTAGACATTAACAATTCACGGCAAGCATTGGCAAGGTTGGACAGCGACGAAAAGAATAGTGTCATTTTAAATGACGGTACTCCGGGGAACCCCGAAAAAGGGATTGTTAACGAATACGGCTTATACAGCCTAGTGCTTTCCAGTCGAAAACCTTCAGCGAAAGCGTTCAAACGTTGGATAACTCACGAAGTCATTCCGGCAATTCGCAAGCACGGAGCGTATATGACTGGTGAAACACTGGAACAGGCGTTAACATCACCTGATTTTCTTATCAGATTAGCAACAGAACTCAAGACTGAACAAGAAGCTAGAAAAACGGCAGAAGCACAGATTGAAGCGGATAAGCCGAAAGTCTTATTTGCGGATTCGGTTGCTGCAAGCCACGGCAGTATCCTGGTTGGCGAATTAGCAAAACTGCTTAATCAGAACGGCATTGATATCGGACAGAACCGATTATTCAACTGGCTGCGGGAGAATGGATATCTGATATGCCGCAAGGGGACGGATTACAACATGCCGACGCAAAGAAGTATGGAAATGCAGTTATTCAATATCAAGGAAACAGCAATCACGCATAGCGACGGTCACGTTTCTATCAGTAAGACAGTAAAGGTTACAGGGAAAGGGCAAGTGTATTTTGTTAATAAATTCTTGAAAGGAGCGTAAGCGATGAGAAAACAAGCGGTACTTACCGCCCCGCCCGCATGGGTCAACAGCCGCCACGGACTGACGGAAGTAAAGGCGATCCGTTTCGTGGAAGAAGAAAGCGAGGTAAGCGAATGGAAGGAAACAGCAGCCCTATGGCTGTTTATTGGCGGCATGATTATCTTCGCCGCGACAGTATAAAAAAAGAGCCGTGACGGCGGCAACCATCACGACTCAAGGTAAATGACCTATAAGGAGTATAGCATATGGAAAACGAAAAAGAAATATTAAGGCGATTGGAAGTCATAAAGACAATCGCAAACAAACTTAGCAGCGATAGACTCAGCACCAGAGATTTGACAGAAACATGGAAATGGATTATTTGCGACCTTGGCGACGACCTTATCAATATAAGGGTAGAAGCCGACGTTATCGGATTTTTGATTAAAGGAGAGGATAAATAATGGCAACCTTATATGAAATAAACCAAAACATATTGAACTGCATAACAACAGAAGAGGGAATGACCGTAAACACAGAAACGGGGGAAGTAATCGACCTTGAAGCCTTGGAACAGTTGGAATTAGAACGGAGCGAAAAAATCCGCAACATAGCTTTGTGGATTAAGAACCTGAAAAGCGACGTAACAGCACTGGACGCGGAAGAAAAGGCGTTTAAGGCGAGAAAGGACGCGGCTAAGAAGAAAGCCGAACAGTTAAGTGGCTACCTTGCAAGTGTCTTAAACGGCGAGAAAGTAACGGGGACGGACTTCGCCATCTCGTGGCGAAAGTCAACCGCCGTCAACGTCTTAGACGAGAAGGCATTACCGCCGACATTCCTCGTACCGCAACCGCCGAAGGTTGACAAGACGGGAATTAGTAAGGCGTTAAAAGCGGGTGAAGTCGTAACAGGTGCGGAACTCGTCGAAAGACAGAACATGACAATCAAATAAGGGGGCGAAAAGTATGAATGGAATGCCTTTATTGAAGGCTGAAGATATAGAATGCCGCATACAAAAGATAACGAAGGAAGGGGCGGTTCTTCTACTCTACAAGACGGCAAGGGTTGATATGCGTATCCTTGACGAGGTGTACGGGGAAATGAATTGGCAACGACACCACGAGGTGATAAACGGTAATTTGTTCTGCACTATATCCATTTGGGACAGCGAAAAATCTCAGTGGGTAAGTAAACAAGACGTAGGGACGGAAAGCAACGCTGAAGCGGAGAAAGGGCAAGCGTCTGACGCCTTTAAGCGTGCTGGGTTTGCGTGGGGTATAGGGCGTGAATTGTATGACGCTCCGTTCATCTTCGTTAAAGCTCCTGTAGACAAGTACGACCGCTTCACTGTTAAGGAAATAAAGTACAGCAAGACTGAACGGAAGTTTACGAGTCTTGTCATCGTCGATAAGGACGGGAAAGAACGGTATCGACTGAACGGAACAAAAACAGATCGCCCGAAGGCTAAGAAGCCGACAGACGAAGAACGACGGCAAAAGGGGATTGCGGCAATCTCTGAACTTGTCAAGAAGCATAAAGCTGAACAGCCGTTTGCCGATTGGCTTAAAGACACAATGAAGTCTGAAAGCTTGGACGGATTGACGGTTGAGCAATTAGCCGAAGTCTACAAAGGCTTCAAGAAGTGGATTGAGTCATGAAGTTCACAACGAAGGGAATACAGGTAATTAAGTCTTTCGGAGTCGGGTTATTCATTCCGTCTCCGAAGGACAACGAATTAAGTAAGATTCTACCGACGGAAGAATATACGGTAGAGATTAAGAAAGTATGCAAAAAAAGAAGCCTAAACGCTAACGCTTTTTGTTGGGTCTTGTGCCAAAGAATTGCGGAGCATTTAAGCCGTGACGGGCAGTATTCAAGCCGTGAAGACGTGTACAGAAAGGCAATAAAGGACTGCGGACACTTCACGCCGATACCTGTAAAGGTGGAAGCGGTGGAACGATTCAAGGCAATATGGGCGGCTCACGGAATAGGGTGGCTAACGGAAGACATGGGAGAAGCACGAAAGGCAAAAGGGTACAGAGTCCTTGCCGCTTATCACGGTTCAAGCACTTACGATACTTCCGAGATGACAAGGCTCATTGACTGCCTTACTGATGAGTGCAGTCAGTTAGGGATACGGCTCGAACCGCCTGAATACATGCAATCACTACTTAACGACTGGGGGCAAGCGAATGATAGTCAATCAGTACGGAACGTATAGAGAACATGGACATCGACATACACGGCTGTACAACATATGGAGCGGTCTTAAATCCCGTTGCAACCGTGAAAATAACCCGGATTACAAGCTCTACGGGGCAAGAGGTATAAGGGTATGTGACGAGTGGAATAGCTTTATAGATTTCTACGCTTGGGCGATTGCGAACGGATACGGCGAAACGCTCACAATCGACCGTGTCGACACGGACGGAGATTATACGCCGAGCAATTGCCGTTGGGTCAATTGGAAGACCCAAGCGAACAACAAGCGAAACAATCACATGATTACGTTCCGCGGTAAGCGGGCAACCTTGCAACAGTGGGCTGACGTTGTAGGGATTAAAGCAAATACCCTACTCTACAGACTTAAGCGGGGTTGGAGCATAGAAAGGGCGTTGACAACATGAACAAGAACACTAAGCAAGACCGCGAATTGTTCCGAAGAACGAAGCGGCAAGCCGTTGAGCGGGACGGAAATTGCTGCGTAATCTGCGGCAAATACGGGTGCGATGTTCATCATATCGTGTTCCGCAGCCAAGGCGGTAAAAGCACCCTTGATAATCTTGTGTGCCTGTGCCGTGATTGCCACAACAACAAGGCTCATGGAGCCAAGGCGAAGGAGTATAGGGCGTTTTTTCAGTCGTATATCGACAGATTAAAAGGGGGTGAGTCTACTGAGTGACAACAAGAAATATTACTACATACGGCTCAAAGATAGCTTTTTCGACTCTGACGAAATGAAGGTAATGGAGTCGATGAAAGACGGGTACTTATACGGCAATATCTTACTCAAGTTGTACCTACGGTCACTAAAAAACAACGGTTGCTTAATGCTTAACGAACGAATCCCGTACAATGCTGAAATGCTTGCGACAATCACAGGTCATCAGGTTGGAACGATTAAACAGGCACTGGCGATTTTTAAAGACTTGGGGTTAATCGAAGTTCTCGACAATGGGGCAATATATATGCTCGATATTCAGAACTTTATTGGCAACGGCAGTAGCGACGGAGACAGTAAGAGAGCCAACAGAAGGGGTATCACGGACAAATGTCCGACAAATGTCAGACAAATGTCCACCATAGTTAGAGATAGAGATATAGATAGAGATAGAGTTAGAGAAAGAGATAAAGACAGAAATAAAGATAGAGATAAAGAAAGAGATAGAGATACGGAAAACATTATATCCTTTCTCAACTCAACGACTGGGAGTAAATACAAGGCTTCAACAGACAAGACCCGTAGACTAATAGCCGCACGACTTGCAGAAGGCTTTACCGTCAATGACTTTAAAGCCGTTATCACGAAGAAAGCCAAGGAATGGCAAGGCACTGACATGGCACGGTATTTAAGACCGGAAACATTGTTTGGTACGAAATTCGAAGGGTATTTGAATCAACCTGAGGTTAAGAACAATAGGCGATCACCTTTGAGCCGAGCCGAGCAAGAGCGGCAAGAAGCAATAAACGTTGTGAATGAATTAATTGCAGAATACGAAGAAGAGGAGCGACAAAATGGACAAGGTAAGCACGACGAAAGCAATAGCACCGCTTCAATTGGCTTTTAAAGGTGCATTGGAAAAAGACAGGTTACAGTTCTACGTCATGATGTTATCGGACATACCGCCTCAGATTCTTGAAGCGGCAGTAAAGAAGCTGATAATGACGAACAAGTTTTTACCGAGTATCGCCGAAATACGGGAAACGGCATACGGCATTAAGGGGATAATAAGCGGTACAGCTGCCCCTGATGAGTCTGAAGCATGGGGCGAAGTCGTGAAGGCGATACAGTCGGTAGGCTATTACGGCAAGCCTAAGTTTAGCCATGAAGCAATAACGGCGGCTGTTAATAATATCGGTTGGCAAGATATATGTATGACTACCTATGACGGGATGAATACATTGCGAGCACAGTTCAGACGAGCGTATCAACTAGCGGCCGAGCGGCAGAAGGATAACCGGGATAATGCCGTCCTGGGGATAAGTACGAATAACGAGAAGTTGAAGCAGTTAACGGGGAAACTTGTGAAGAAATTGAGTTAATTCAATTTATAGTTGAATTTGTGACCGAAATTCGTTTCACTCACAAGTCAATAAACAGTTATTGCAAGCGATTTAAAGGGACTTAAAGTGGTCGAAATCGACCAGTTTGGAGGAGAAAATGAACGATAAGAGGAATACATTAATGCTAATTAATAGCTTGGGAGCTTCAATAGAATCTCTTGAAGAGGCTAGCGGGTGGAGCAGAATGTTAAGGGAATCTTATAAAGAACAGAGTGTAAAAACAAGTGGTCTTGTTTTAAAGAGTATTGCTAATACAAGAGTTGCTATAACAGAAGCATATAGATTAATGACAATGATAGCTACCGGCGAAGCGGAAGAAACATGGTTAGAAGCATATGGAGAAGGAGAAGAGGCATGAAAAAGACAGAAAAGCGGTACATGACAATGAAAGAAGCAATGGAGTATACAGGCATGGGCGAATTGACGCTTCTAGGAATCCTATCGGATATCGACGTATACCCTGTACAGCCTGGCGGATACGGAACACGGCGATTTATCGACAAGACAGATATTGATGAAGCGTTCCGAATCTTAAAAGACAAAGAACGAGTTAAACGACACACACGAAGCGGACGGCACCCGTTTTAATTGAGATTTTAGCGAAGAAGAAAAGGAGATCTAAAAATGAACACTGTGCAACTTGAAGGCAATTTGGCGAGGGACATTGAAATCAGCTTCACGAAGTCGGGCATGGCGGTAGCACGTGGTAGCGTCGCATGCAACAGACGCGTAAAGGACGGGAATGAATGGAAAGAAGTTGCGGACTTTGTTCCGTTCGTAGCCTTTGACGCACTAGCAGAAGGAATGAATGAGTGGACGAAAGGAACAAGAATATGGGTAGTAGGGCGTTTTCAGACAACAAAGTACGAGAAGAACGGGGAAACCCGCTACTCTTCGAATGTAGTAGCTACAGGAGCGGGAACGGCAATATTTCCGTTCAAGAAGAAAGACGGAAATAATTCGGGATTTAACGGATTAGGTACGGAAGTCGATGAGGAAATTCCCTTCTAGTATCGAATAAATTAAAAATTTGGCACTTTTGACGAGTTTTAGGACAACGGACGATAAATTTATCGCACAAAGTTTTAAAACTCGTTAGAAGTCAAAATACGACGAAAAAGGAGTAAACGAAAATGGACAATAAAACGGAACGTGACGAAATAATGGAACTCATTGAAGAAATGATGAAAGAGTTCGGATTAACTGAAACGAATTTACGGAATCCGATTAACGGGCAGATTGAAGAAGCCGACGAAGTACATAAGCCCAATCACTACAACTGGCGAGGAGTCGAATGTAAAGACGTTATACGGCAGTTGTTAGGTTCGGAAGGGTATAAACGATATTGCGAGGGAAACGTCATTAAGTATTTGTATAGATATACAAGAAAGGGTACACCCGCAACGGACATTGCAAAGGCTGCAGAGTACTTACGGATGATTGCGGAAGAGGAAGCGAGGGAACAATAATCATGATTATAATTACTGACAAACAAATATTATTAGCACACGATTATAAAATATTTGAACACCTTGGTTGTATTCAAATAATCGAAGACGGCTTTATTCGTAATATTAAGTTTGATAATGAAAAAATGGCTAAAACAGCACTTCAATTAATTGAAGAAGAAGTAAAACGGCAATCGTCTTCTTGCCGTTGCGAGATTGTTATTGATATTGATGAAATCAGGAACATAGTTGAGAAAGGATAATAATATGAAACAAACTTTTGTACGGAAACCGGTTGAAATAGTTGCCCTAAGATTTCGTTACAATAATAGAGAAATCGAAGAGTTTTTAAAAGAAAATAATGAGGATTGTGGAAGAGATTATGAGTGGAGATTTTGCTTTCTTGACGCTACCCCCTTATTAGAAATCCGCAAACCGCTGTCGGAGCCGGGGGAGTACTCAATAATTGAAATTCCCAGAGGGGATTACATAACCACAGACGAAGATGGAACAATAATTCATATGCGTCAGGAAGATATAGAAGAATTATACGACGAAGTTAAGCCTGATGATAATAAAACAACGTTTACTACATTTAAGGGCGATTTTTCTACCATAACAAATATAGTAAAGGAATTAAACAGTAAGTGTGGCCATGACAGATATAAATGTTTTTGTCATGAATCTCCTTGTATATTTATAGAAATTTGTGATTACGATAGAGCAACACAATTCAACTTAACGAAAGGAGATACATTAGTAATAGGTAATAAAGATAGAGCATTACTCAAGATACCTAAAGAGGAATATGAATATAAATAAAAAGGTTTATGATACAAAGTGAAAAGACGGCGATAGAATGAAGTGGCATAAAATAAATAAATGTTTACCTCCGGAGGGAGAAGTTGTACTAATCCACGTAAGTGGATACCAATATGCTGTTGGACAATTATCTTCTTGTGGTGATGACCAGATGAAATTCGGCTTCTTTCCGTGGAATGATGATGGAGAGTTTTTAAAAGTTAGTGAATGTCTTGCGTGGGCGAAGTTTACAGAAAAAGATAGAAGCCCTTTTGAACCGAAGGATTGACAGAGAAGCTAAAAATGAACAAAAAAGAGCGAATGGCAATAGAAGAAGCGATAAGCCTACTTAAATATGCAATTAAGTATGGTGAGAGAAGTTTGTGGTACGAGGACACCATTACAACTTGCGAGAGCTGTTTGCAAGAAGCACTGGAAATACTCAGGGCGATAAGCAATAAAACTAAAGGAGATAAGCATGAACGGACTTGAGTTAATCGGTTATGTATGCAAATCAGTAATATTCTTAGTAACGGGTATGATTCTGATTATTGCGTATGCAGAGTGGAGTAGCCGAAGATGATACGAAGCAAAAAGACGGTAATAGACGGGATTACATTCGATAGCAAGACGGAAGCGGAATATTACGAGTATCTGAAAAGTCTTGAGAGAGATAAAAAAATATATCGCTTACGCTGTCACCCGACGTTTATATTACAAGAAGCTGTTGAACGACACGGAAAGAAGTATAAAGCGATTAAATACATAGCTGACTTCGCGTACTGGAACGACGAAGAACAAACAAGCGTGGTTGTAGATGTTAAAGGGTTCGCAATGGAAGACGCAAAATTGAAGCGGAAGTTATTCGCGTATAAGTACACGGACTGGAAGCTTGTATGGGTTGCCAAGTCTAATAAGTACAGTAAAACAGGGTGGATTGATTACGACGAATTACAGCGGTTAAGACGTAAGGCGAGAAGGGAGCAGAAATGAAGTTCATAGATTTTTTCGCTGGAATAGGTGGATTTCACTCCGGATTAGAAAAAGCCGGCATGGAGTGCATAGGTTGGTGCGAATTCGATAAATTCGCCCAAAAGAGTTATAGAGCTATGTATGATACAACGAATTTATGGTTCGGCGACGATGTAACAAAAGTTAAAGGTTCAGAGTTGCCGAAAGCCGACTTATGGACGTTTGGCTTTCCTTGCCAAGATGTTTCCGTTGCCGGTAAACGGAAAGGTTTAAAAGAAGGAACTCGAAGCGGATTATTCTACGAAATGATGAGGTTACTAGATGAGTGCAAAGAAAATAAACCCGAATGGATTATGTGCGAAAACGTTAAGAACTTGTTGTCAATTGACGAGGGACGAGGATTCCTTGAAGTTGTCTGTGAAATGGCCGAAAGAGGGTACACTGTTGAATGGAAAGTTTACAACTCAAAAGATTACGGAGTTCCGCAAAACAGAGAACGAGTCTACATTGTTGGACATTATGGAGACTCATCTAGACAGCCACTACTACCTATCAGAAGAGCAAACACGGCAGCTCTTAGAGAGATTGTAGGCGGCCGCCAAGGCGAGCGTGTGTATGACGGGAATAAAATATCCCGCACGCTAATAGGTCAAGGCGGCGGACTGGGGGCAAAGACGGGATTATACACATTTAGAGCTTTGCTAGCACGATATAACAAAGGACAACCGAATCGACCGGCAGAGTGTAGCGGAGTGATAGAGTTCGACGAACCGATTCGCATACGACGGCTAACACCGAGAGAGTGTTTCCGGCTACAAGGATTCACGGATGAACAATTTGACAGGGCTGCTGCCGTTAATTCCGAAACGCAGCTTTATAAGCAAGCTGGTAATGCGGTTACGGTGAATGTTGTAGAAGAGATAGGAAAGCATATTGCGGAGGTACACAATGGCACGAAGGAATAAAAGACGGCATTACCAAGCTCCGCGGATAGTTATACTTGGGAAGACGACGAAGAAGAAATGTGAAAGTCCTAAGCCCGTGTCACGGTGTGCGTTCTGTGGTAGACCTTTGTTCCGTGAATCCGCCTGGCATTGGATATACGATGAGTTCGGTCAACGGGTCAAGAAGTGTAATAACGAAGCAATATGTAGAGAGTGCAGAAGTCAAGAAGGGGAAGACGCGTATATTACAGCGGTGACGGGACGGAGACCCAGACACGAAGAAGAACAGGAGGAAGAATGAACGGACGGGAATATCTTGAGTATGTGAGAAGTCTGAATGTGCGACTAAGAATAAAAGAAGATCGCATTGAGCAACTACGCAAGGATATATGTACTTTACAAGCAATTGACTACTCTAAAGACAGGATAAGCGGAACAAGCTCAAGCGATATAAGCGACAAGATTATCCGACTCGATGAGTTAATAAGTAAGACTTCTACAGAGTGGGATAGGCTTATAGACGAGCGTGAACGAGCCGAGCAGTTAATTAATTCGTTATTCGACGTGTATGAGAGAAGGGTCCTACAGTTACGGTATGTATATTGTAAGGGTTGGAACACGGTTGAAGACGGTCTGAATATGTCACACAAACAGACCTTTAGAGTTCATAAACGGGCATTACTTCATTTTAATGAACTTTATAGAAGAGGACATAAGATGACACAATATGACACTGAATGACACAACCAAGGTATGATATAGTGTATATGTAAAAAGTAGGGGATGAAGTTCATGCGTGAACGATTCCGATGAGACAGCTGCGGCGAGTCTCAACCACTAATTCTACATGTAGTTTATTTACAGGTTGGGGCGGTCAATGTGGCCGCCCTTTGCCGTGTAAGGAGTATTCATGATAGAGAAAAAGACGGAAGTCCGTTGTTACAGTGCTGACTGCCTTAATAATCATAACGGGATATGCTCTGCGAACAGAATTAAGATAGGCGGTACGGGACGGTGCAAGGACTACGTCGCAGCCACTCATTTTATGAATACTTCAAGATACGGCGGCAACGGGAAAGTATGAGCATAAAAGAAGATTTATATTCATTTGCGGGAGTAAAACAGCATAGCGAGTTTGAAGCGTGGTTACGGTCAATCTTGTTCGATAGAGAGAAGCGGGAAAACTTTTACCGGTCTATTGTTCAAACAGACTGGGGGAAGAACGTCGGAGAAGATAGCTTTAAGGGATACTTCGAAGAATACGCCGCTGAACGCAAGGCGAACAAGCAAGACTATACACCTGAATCAATCGCAATATTGACGGCACTAATCACAAGAAACAACGCCGAAAATATGAGGCGGTGCGATTATTCAGCGATAGACCCAACGGCGGGAACGGGCTCGTTAATTATTCGAAGATGGTGGGACGACTGCTTACAGACGACAATATTCAAGTATCGTCCGCATGATTTCTTCTACTACTGCGAAGAAATGGCGGATAACGCAATTCCGTACCTTCTTCATAATCTTGCACTAAGGGGAATGAATTGCATTGTTGTTCACGGTGACTGTTTAGAACGAGAAATAAAAAATATATACTTCATACAGAACGCACAAGATGACTGCATGGCCTTCTCATCAATTAACGTAATGCCTCGCAATGACCTTGTAACGCAAGAGTTTAATGTACATAAGTGGGTAGGCAAGGCAATCGACCACATAGAGGACGACCCTGAAAGCGTTCGATATGTTCCAGGTGGCGAAATGCCACACAAGACGTTAAAGGTGAATGAAGATTACGAGAAGGAAATAAAGCCGTATGTAAAACTACACACGGCAACACTTAAAGATATAGCCGAAATAGAAAGAGCCAAGGCAAAAAAAGTATATCCTCCGGGGACGATAATAATACAGATGTCAGCGACTCGGGGGCAAATCGGTATGCTGACATCAAGTGGTGAGGTCATGACACATTACGCGGCAATACAATTCATGGAGGGCTTTAATCCTGAATATATGTTCTACTACTTAAAGCACACGGCACATAGACACTTTAGGCGAGTACAAGAAGGCTTAAACCTGACACTGGAGAACATCGAAACGATTCCGATTAGTAACTGGGTAATGTGGCTAGGGTTAGGAGTGACCCCGTGCTAAGGGCATGCCCCTACTGTGGGGGGATACATGCAGGGGACTGTCCGAATAAACCTAAGCGAGATTATAGAAGAGAACGAGGGAACGAGTCGGACAGCCGAAGGAAGGAACGAAAGTTCAGGAGTAGCAAGGAGTGGCAACGAGCAAGAGCCGAAGCCTTGGAGAGGGATAAGCACTTATGCAGGTTATGTTTAGAAGAAGACGGATATATAAGTGTAGGGCAGACGCTTGACGTTCACCACATAGAACCGCTACATAAAGCATGGAGCAAGAGAACAACGATAAGTAACCTTATAACTTTATGTAAGGCACACCATTATAAAGCAGACCACGGGGAGTATAGTTCCGGTACCCTAAAGGCACTGGCGATATCCCCCCTGGGGTTAGGGAAGAAAAAATAGGGAAAAGCCTGAGACCGTACTGCTCCCCTCATTTTACACAATTTTCCCTGACATCTCACGCACGCAAAAAGGACGGTGAAGAAAATGCCACGGGCAACAAGTGCAAAGGTAACGAAGAAACATTTAACCAAGGAAGAAAAAGCAACGCGGCTTGCGGTAGAAAACGCATTTACGGATAATGCGGAAATCGTCGCACCGTCGTATTTGAACGAAGCACAGCTTGAAGTCTTTAACTTCATCACTGAAGTATTACGTAAAGCGAATGTATTGAGTACGCTCGACACGGTGACGATTACACAAGCGAGTGTTGTTATTGATATGCTGAACAACTCGAACAAGACAGTAGCGGATAATCCGTCGCTTGCCCTTGACGGCATGTTCACACAGAACATGGAACGACTCACACGGACGTACTTGAAGTTGTGTGACGCGTTATGCTTATCGCCACAGAGCCGGGCTAAAATGGGGGCTTTGATTGCGAATAAAAAGAAAGAAGAAACGGATCCGTTAATGAACGTACTGAAGGGCGAAGCAAATGAATAAGAAGCACCCGGCATACATGTACGCGATGAATGTTGCCGAAGGACGAATCAACGCACCGAAGTACGTCAAGATACAGGTAAAAGAGTTCTTGAAGATTGCGAATGATAAGGACAAAACGTACAAAATTGACGAGAACAAAGTCCGAACGATTGGCGAATTGTTAAAGCTGATGATAATGCCGAAGGGGTTAAAGGCTAACAGCACGGTACATGATTCGCTAGCGGGGTTTCAATGGTTTTTTATTATTGCCATTCTGTGTACAGTCGAAAGAGAGAATACAGAAAAGCGAAGATACGAGAACGCTATACTGGAGATTTGCCGTAAAAACGGTAAGACCTTCATTATTGCCGTTCTTTTTATTTTGCTCTTCTTCATAGAGCCAAAATTCTCAAAGTTTTATTCCGTCGCACCTGACGGCAGTTTGTCGCGAGAAATTAAGACGGCGATAGAAGAAATACTGCGGAGTAGCCCGGCTATGTTAGGCAAGATGAACGGCAAGGAAAAGTTCAAGATACTCCGGGATTATATTCACTGTAACATCACCGAAAACCGATACACGCCGCTCAATTATTCTACTGGTAGATTAGACGGTAAACTTCCCAGCGTGTTCTTAGTGGACGAAACGGGAGCGTTACCGAACACATATGCTATTGAAGCCATGCGAAGCGGTCAGTTGACTATCCTCAATAAGCTCGGTTTTATTATCTCAACCAAGTACCCAACGCTCAACAACCCGTTTGAAGATGAAGTCGATTATGCGAAGCGTGTCTTGAACGGTGCTGTTGATGATGACAAGGTATTCGCGTTGCTCTATGAGCCTGACGATACAAAGGGTTGGGCAACGAATGATGAAGTTCTGGAACAGGCGAACCCGTTAGCGTTGGAAGTGCCTGAAATCATGGACGACCTCAAGGCGAAGCGACAAGTAGCCATAGAAATCGAAAGCAAACGGGAAAACTTCATTACTAAGCACTGCAATATCATATACAGCGGAGCGGGGTCAGAGTCCTATGTGAACATTGCCGACTTGCAAAAAGGGGCAGTCGACGGGATTGATTGGCAAGGGCGTGAAGTATTCTTGGGGGTTGACTTGGCAATGACTACCGACAATTGTGCCGTTGCCATGGTTGCTTATGACGAGGACGAGGGCAAAGCCTTTATGGATTCAGTCGCTTTTATCCCTGAAGATAGAACGGACGAGAAGTCGAAGCTCGAACGGATTCCGTATCGCGACTTCATTAATGCGGGGTTTTGTATCCCGTGTGGCAATCGTACGGTAGATTACGGGGCAATTGAGCGGTACATACTGGAGATTGAACAGAAGTACGGAGTAACGGTTATGGGAATCGGCTATGACCGGTACAACGCACTGTCAACGGCTCAGAAGCTAGAAGAAGCGGGGTACACCTTGGTTGAGATTAAACAGCACTCGAGCGTACTACACCCGGCAACAAAGTGGCTTGCCGAATTAATCGCCGAAGGGAACCTTGAGTACGATAAGCATAATAAACTGCTCGAAATCAACTTTGAAAACTCTCGGTGCGTGTACGATACGAACATGAACCGATACGTAAACAAGAAAAAATCCCGCGGAAAAATAGATATGGTCGTGGCTGGTATAAACGCTATGTATCTACTTCATCAGAATTATATGCTGAATAACACACTGGATTGGGTAGTACAAATTTAATGAAAGGGGGTGAAATCCTTTGGATATAGTAAAAAACTTCTTCGGAACGGAGCAAAGGGCTGAAGATAACGAATTTATTGACATGGCTGAAGATATAGACTTGAGCCTACCGTTTTATGATCAGAACACGAGAGTAACACGGCAACAGGCTTTGTCCGTTCCCGCTGTTGCGAGTGCATTGTTCTTGATTAGCGGTATAATTGCAGGGATTCCTGTTAAGCTTTACAGGCGAGAAGGAAAACAAATAGTCGAAGTATCCGACGACCCTCGCATTAAGTTACTGAATGTAGAAACGAATGCCGTACTCGGAGCGTTTGAGACTAAGCAATCCATGCTGAATGACTTAATCATGGAAGGGTCTTGCTATTGCTACATAGGCAAGAAAGGCAATAAAGCGGAGTCCTTGCAGTACGTTCCGAATTACAGAGTGGCGGTTATTGACAACGGCAGACTCATTAATCGGCAAGTATTCTACTTAATCGACGGGCAGAGATACGACGAATTCAACCTTGTAAGGGCGGTGCGAAACTCAACCGACGGAGTACGAGGTCGCGGACTTCTTGACGATAACAATATGCAGATATCAAGCATGTACAATGCCTTGGTGTATGAGAACGGAGTCATCAGTAAGGGTGTTCGCAAAGGTTTCTTGAAGTCCGAGGGACGGCTAACCGTCAAAGCTCTTGAAGCCCTGAAACGGGCATGGCGATATATAACTTCCAAGCGCGGACAGAATGGCGTTATTGTTCTCAATAAAGGTATTACGTTTGAATCTGCGGACAGTACAGCCGTAGAGAACCAGCTGAATGAGTCGAAACAGACGAACGCGGACTTGGTGTATAAGTTATTCGGCTTTACTGCTGATACCTTTACTAATGAAAAGGCGTTTAATATTTTCATCAAGACGACTGTCATGCCGATTGTTAACTGCTTTACGGAGTCAATCAACAGGGCATTGCTACTGGAAGATGAGAAAGGCACGTATTATTTCAGTCTGGATATGAACGATTTACAGAAAGCGGACATGTTGACCCGTTTCAATGCTTACAAGACGGCTCTTGATAGTAACTGGATTAGTGCCGATGAAATCCGACAACGTGAAGACTTATCGCCCATGGGTATCGACTTCGTCAGCATGAATCTCGCAAATGTATTCTATTACCCCAAAGATAAGAAGGTATACACGCCGAACACGGGTATATTAAGCGACTTAAACGATTTAAAGCCGCAGAAAGGGGGTGAAAACAATGAAGATTGAAGTACGTAACGGAGCGGTTAACATTGAAGGCTACGTAAATGTTACGGAACGCTTGAGTAAGCCGATTAGAGACGTTCGCGGGCAGTTTTTGGAGCGGGTTGCAACGGGAGCATTTAATTCCGCATTGCAACGCAATGACAATGTAGAATTACGCTTTAATCATGGGCGAAAGCTCGGCGACCAGAAGGACGGGTCGCTTGAACTCCGTGAAGACAACATCGGTTTATACGCTAAAGCGACGGTAACGGATACGGAAGTCGTTAAGCTTGCCGAAGAGCGACAGCTAAAAGGGTGGTCGTTCGGCTTCCGTAAGCTTGAAGATGAGTGGACAAAGGCTGACAACGAGCCTGAAATTCGAACGCTTAAGGCTATCGACGTGAGTGAAGTCAGTATATTAAGCGTCAATCCCGCTTATATCGCGACTTCTATTACAGTCAGAGCCGATGACGGCGAAGAATTAACCGAATGCCGTGCGAACGACTCGGCAACGGGTGTCGTTCAGTACGATATCGAAAAAAGGGAAGCGGACGAAAAGCCGAACGAAGCCTTTCATGAAGTAATTGAAAACCTCAAGAAGTAGCGGTTGCCATTGCAATCGCTTTTTTGTTATTCAAAGGAGAAAAACACATGAATTTTAAGAAATTAATCGAAAAACGCAACGATTTAGTTGCACAAATGGACGAGCTGGTCAAGGTAGCCGACACCGAAACAAGAGCATTGAATGAAGAAGAAACTAAGAAATTTGAAGAATTACGGGCTGAAGTTGCCAATATCGATAAGACTTTGGAACTCGCAAAAGAAGAACGCTCGATGATGAACACGTCTGAAGATAAGAAAGCCGAAGTAACGGGCAAGGAAAAAGAACAGGCTGAAGAACGTGCGTTTGCCAACTTCTTGCGTACCGGGGCAACGTCCTTCAATGACGTGGAAACGCGTTCTGACGTGAATCTTGGTAAGGGTGATAACGGGGTCGTAGTTCCGGCTACAATCGCGGCAAGAATTATCAAAACCGTCAAGAATATCGCTCCGATTATCCAGAACTCCGATTTTTACGACGTAAAAGGCGATTTGGTCTTTGTCGTTGACGATGAATCCACGACTAAAACGACTTGCAATTACGTTGCAGAGTTCCAAGAATTGGAATCGACAAGCGGTAAATTTAAAGCCGTTACGCTTAAAGGCAACATCGCTGGCGTTCTTGTGAAGGTATCTAAGTCTTTAATCAACAATGCGGGATTCGATATCGTTAATTACGTTGTAACGAAGGTAGCCGACTCTATTGCTCAGTTCCTCGAAGGCGAAATGATTAACGGTACAACCAAGATTGAAGGCTTGTTGAACGGTAAACAGGTCGTAACGGCGGCAGGGGCAACGGCAGTAACTGCTGATGACCTCATCGACTTACAGCTCAAGGTACCGCAACAGTACCGCGGCAACGGTTGCTTTATCATGAACCCTAAGACGTTCGCCGCATGTGCGAAATTAAAAGACGGACAGGGGCAGTATTTGCTCAATAAAGACATTACGGGAGCATTTGGGTACACGCTCTTGGGTCGCCCTGTATTCGAATCGGACAATATGCCCGAAGTAGCAACGAAGAAAGCGGCAGTCGTATTCGCTGACCTCAAGGGATATGCAACGAAAATCAGCGGCGACAGTGCCGAAATCACAATTCTTCAAGAACGCTTCGCAACGCAGTACGCAGTTGGCGTAGCTGGATACGTTGAAGTAGACGGCAAAATCGTTGACCAGCAACGAATTGCAGTCCTTAAAATGGCGTAATGATAATGAGTTGGGCGGGGCGGCAATGCCCCGCTTCAATGAAAGGTGGTGACATGTATGAAGGTAAGCGAATTAAATAGGGATACAGTCGCAAGTTTCATACGTGCTGACGTAACTCCGTCGACTTCGAATATTCTTGATATGACGTTACGTGGGGCGATCGCCTACTGTTCTTCGTATACAGGACTTACGGAACAGGCTCTTGACGAGTATGAGGATATGACGCTTGCCGTACTGGCGTTGTGTGCTGAGTTCTACGACAACCGCACATATACCGCGGTAGAAAGTGCGGTAGTAAATCCGACCACTCAAGTTATTCTTGATAAGTACTCAATAAACCTGATAGAGGGGTGCAGTCATGTATCGTAAGGGAAGGCTTAGCAGTCTGTTACAACATGAAGCGGAAATCCATGCTAATCGTAAGAGTACGACGATGAACGAATTAGGGCAATACCCTATAGAAGATACAGTCATCGGTCGCGTGTGGTGCGGAGTGCTGCCACAAACAGGGAGCTTGCTCAACGGACGTGCCGCGGATACGACGCTTTCAAAAACAACGCATAAAATTGTGTGCCGCTACCGTGATGACATTACGCCTGATATGTGGCTAATCATCGACGGAAAGCGGTATAACATACTCTATACCATGGACCCGTATTTGAATCATGAACGGCTCGAAATCTTCACAGAGGTCGTAATATGAGTATCGACGTACAGTACGAAGGACTCAGCGAATTATCGCATGACCTTTTAGACCTTGCGGCAAACCAGTTTCCAAAGGATACTAAAAACTTCTTGCAACGAGCCGGGAACAAGTTGAAGGCAAGAGCAAGAACGGCTTACAAGAAGGAAACGAAAACGGGAACGAAGAATCTTATTAAGGGTCTGAAGCGTGATAGAGCCTACAAGTACGGCAAAGACGAGTGGCAAGTAAGGGTCAAGAACACCGCTCCACATGCGTGGTTAATTGAGCATGGTCACGTTATGTTAGGGCATAAAGCCCAAGGGAAACCGAAGTTAATCGTAGGCAATACAGGGGAAGCGTTCGTACGAGGGAAAAACATAATGGGCAAGGCTCGCAATTCCTTCCCGCCTGAGTATTACGAACTTGCGGAAGAATTTATCGATAAGATGTTGAATGAGAAAGGACTCGGCTAATGATAACAGCAATAGACATTATAAGGGCGTTTACGGTACAGTGCCGCGACTTGTTAGGGTGCGACGTGAACGACCGCGATATATCAGAAGGCTTTGAGCGTCCTTCATTCTTCATTGAAATCGTAGACTTTCGCAATGAAGACATAGGGCAAGAAATCCGCGGCGACTCATTGAACATGTACATATACTACTTCAATGAGAAGAGGGAAGTCGGCTACCTTCGGCTACTCGAAGCACGGGAGAAGATACGCGAGCTACTGGCGGCACCCGTGCCGATTACAGACGGGTACAGCCTTACGCCTGATGACATCATCGAAACGATTAATAAAGGGGATATGACGTACATAGTCAACTTCAATGTTGACATATGGCAACGTAGACCCGAACCCGAAGGCGAATACATGGAAGAACTCGAAGTCAACGGACAGCAAGACCACTAAGACCCGTCATATACGGGTATTTTTTATTATGAAAGGGGTACACAATGGCAATTGGGTTACCGAACATCGATATTGTTTTCTTGCAAAAAGCAGTATCGGCTGTAAAGCGTTCTGAACGTGGCACGGCTTTAATCATCTTGAAAGACGACAAACAAACCGAAATCGGCTATGACATCTTCAAGTTTGAAGCCGATATTACGGATAAAAAGTACAACGCAGATACGATTAAGCTCTTGAAGCGGTGCTTTTACGTGAACGTGAATAAAATCGTAGTGTTGCACGTTCCGACGAAAACGACGGCATTTGCCGATATTAAGCAAGTAATTGACCGAATCAAATACAACTGGGCTTGTACTACAGTCGCCGAATGGCAAACGGATCTAGTTTCGTATACTAAGAGCCGTAATGTTATCAGCAAGGGCAGAAAAGTCAAGTGCTTAGTCGCTAATGTGACAGTGGCTGATGATAAGCACGTCGTTAACATGAAAGGGCAGTACGTGCATGAAGCGGACGCTGACAGCAAGACCAATGTAAAAATGACGGACTACTTACCGCGTATTGTGTCGATTCTCGCCAACCTTCCCATGAACCGCAGTATCACATATTACGAATTGGAAGACCTCGACTATGTGGATAATTCCTTCATCACAAACGAAAAGGACGCGAACAAGTGGACTGATGAAGGGTGGCTTCTTCTCATCAATGACGATGAAGACAATGTTGTCCGTGTCGGTCGTGGCGTGAATACGCTTACAAGCTTTACTTCGACGGATACGGAAGACATGAGAAAAATCATCATCGTTGAGTCTATGGACTTAATGCTTGAAGATTTGTACACGACATTCAAAGAATACTATGTAGGCAAGTATAAGAACCATCTCGATAATCAGTACTTGTTCATCTCGGCGGTCAATTCCTACTTCAAGTCGTTGACTAAGGTCGTGAACGGTGAAGTTCTCGATCCCGAATATGACAACCATGCCTTTGTTGACGTGGAAAATCAGCGTGACGCATGGCTATCGGTCGGAAAGACAGAAGCAGAGGACTGGGATGAAGACAAAGTCAAGAAGATGAGCTTTAAGTCTACTGTATTTTTGGCAGCCAAGATTAAAATTCTTGACGCAATGGAAGACCTTAGCTTCCAGATTACTATGGAATAGGGGGTAAATCATGGCGAATAATAAAGAAATTCACAACCAGATTCTCCGCGGTCAGTTCGGTAAGATATGGATTGACGGGGAATTATACGCCAATGTAAAGAGCTTTGAAGCGAAAATATCGCTAAAGTATGAAGCGGTAGACATTAACGGTGAAATGGGCGTACATCAACGATTGGTAGGATTCGAAGGAGCGGGGACAATCGTACTTCATAAGATTGATAGCCGCGTAGCACAGAAGATAGCGGGGAAAATCAAGAACGGGTCTGTTCCTGATATCAAGATAGTATCGAAGATTACTGACCCGGACGTAAACGGAGCGGAACGTATTGAGCTTACTGGCGTGACGCTCGACGAGTTGGCACATTCGTTTGAAAACAAGAAAGTTCAAGAAGAGTCTTATCCGTTTAAATTCGCGGATTACAACTATCTCGACTATATTCTGTAATTAAGTTGGGCGGGGGAAACCCCGTCCGCTTCTTTTTATGAGGTGATCTAAAATGAGTAAAATCAAACTTGAAGATTTACTAAACCGTAAGATGAATGAAGGCTTCCAGTCTAAAGAAGTATACGTAAAGGGCTTAGGTGGTGAGATTACAATCGTCAAGCAACCGCTTCCGACTGTGCTTAGACTCATGGACGACATCAAGCAAGATGACATGACGTTATCGGCGGTTATGGATTCTATGGTACAGCTTATCTATAATTGTGTGCCGCTGTTTAAGAATAAGGAATTACAGGCAAAGTACGAATGTGCTGAACCTACCGACGTGGTGTACAAAGTCTTGAACGACAGTGTGGAAGATATCACGACTATAGGTGGTGCGATTCTTTCCATGTATGGGGTTGAAAACCCTATGGATGAAATAAAAAAGTAATTAAGCGGGACAGAGAGTTATCAATGTTCCGTTATTATATCCGAAAGGGTCATACCATATCTTCATTACTTGAGCTTACAGCGACAGAAAAAGCGTTTTACATCGCTTGCTTTGAGCTTGATATGGAAGATATAGAAAGGAGTATGCATGGCAAAGAGTATTAACGTCCTTTTGTCCTTGAAAGATAGATTCACAGCCCCAATGCGGCAAGTCGGCAATACGACTAAAGACACGGAACGGAAGCTGACGGCAATGCGGAATCGCCTGAATAACTTCGGCAACGGGATTAATAACAAATTCCTCGGAATCGCGGGCAGTATCGGAAAAATGGGGCTTGCGATGACGGGACTCGGAGCGTTTGCGGGAGTCGGTGCGATTGTCGAATACGGCAAGAAGGCATTGGACGTAGCTAAGGCGGCAGAGCTGTCGCAGACCGTTCTTCGTAACAGTATCGCCAACAACAATAGCCTGTATGATAAGTCCGCTGCTTCCATCGACGCAGCTCAAAAGCAACTGAACGATTACGCGGCACAGTGGGGGAAAGTCGGAGTCATCTCGGCGGGAACAATACGGGCTGGATATACGGAGCTTAACAAATGGAATGTACCCGTGGATAAGGTCAATGACTTGTCTGAAGCCCTTACGAATCTTGTCGCGGGCAAGTTCGGTATTAACGCTACCGCAGAGGACGCTCAACTTGCGTCACAAGCCATTGGGCGAGCCTTCAACGGCGATGTGGCGGGGCTTACGAAGATGAAAATACCGCTCACTGAAGCCCAAAAACTCATCATCAAGAACGGCACGGAAGCGGAACGCCTTGCGACGATTAACGAGGTAGTAAACGGCACGTTCAGCAAGCAAAATGAGATACTCGCGAACACGCCTGACGGTCAGCTTAAGCGAATGAAGAACCAACAGGCGGCACTCATGGCGACAATCGGCAAAGGGCTGTTACCTATGCAAAAGGCGTTTATTGACATGGCAAGTACCATCATGCCAATTATCGCACCCGTTATACAAGACATATTCGGACTGTTCAGCGGGGCATTCACATGGATAGCCGAAGTCATTAATGAGAATAAAGATAGTATACAAGAGGGCTTATCCAGTGCCATGAACGAAGTAAAGTTTATTATCTCGTCGCTCGGTAAGGTGATACGGTGGTGTGTCGATAACCTCGGCTTCCTCGTTCCTGTTCTCAAGGCAGTTGCGGGCGGCTTTGTGGCGTTCAACGGGCTAAGCAAGGTCATGCCGTTAATCAAGGGGATTGTCGGCGGCTTAATGAGCGTAATCAAGGTTGTACGCGTGATTGTGGCGGTACTGGCGGCGAACCCTATACTAATCGCAATCATGGCGGTAGTAGCCGGGATATACCTGCTCGTAACGCATTGGGAAGAGATTAAAGAAGTCGCGATAGAGGCATGGACGGCGGTATCTGAATTTATTTCGGAGACATGGGACGGGATTGTAAGCACCGTTACGGGGTTTATTGATAGGGTATCCGCACTAATCTCGGACTTGTATGAGAGCATAATTACAACACTTAGCCCCATTCTCGATGACGTTACGCAGATATTCAACGGCATTACGGACTTCTTAACGGGGGTATTCACAGGTAACTGGGATTTAGCCTTTTCTGGTCTTGTACGGATATTCACGGGGTACTTCGATATTATCCGCAACGTTGCCGAAGGCGTATTGAACTGGGTGCAAGATAAGTTACAATGGGCGGCTGACGCGATTCAGGGCATACGCGATACAGGCAGTGCAATTATTAACGGCACAGTAGGCAAATTGGTCGGCGACGGTAATGCGACAGGGACAGAATACTGGCAAGGCGGCCTTACTTATGTTAATGAAAACCAACGCGGTGAAATTATTAATTTGCCGAATGGATCGCAAGTCATTCCGCACGATGAGAGCATGAAACAGCTTGCGAACCGTAACGTCGATGTAACCGTTAACATGACGATACAGGGCAATGTCATCAGCAATGAAGCGTTTAAGAACGAGTGCGGAAAGTACATTGCAGAGAAAATCATGCTTGCCATGAACAATATGTAGGCGGTGAGAAAATGAATTTTAATGACAATGCCAAAAAAATAATGACTCAACGCCTACAGGCGAAGAAAGCGGAGCTTGAACACACGGCAATAAGTAGAGCGACGCAATACGCTGATAAGCTTAGTCATGGACTTGTAGGCAAGATACTGGACTACGCCGAACGTAAGCCGTCTACAGATATTGTATTCCATTCGGAACTTACGAATGAATACATTACGCTACCTGTTATCCCGAACCCGTTGCCGACGATAAGCGAGCCACAGAATAATGAAACATTCAACGGGTTGAGGGGCGATATTAAGCTCATCGGACCTATGGGGCTTCGGTCATTGACGCTTGATAATATCCTTTTACCTGTCAATAAGTCGTATTCGTTCATTCGCGGCAACGGCACAGACGGACAAGCGTGCTTGCAATTTTTTAAAGCACAAAGAGCCATGAAAGCGGTTGTACGGATATGTATTATACAGTCCGACGGGAATGAGATATTGAATATGCCTTGTGTTATAAACGACCTTTCCCATTCACTCGATAAAGTTGGCGATATAAAAGCGACAATCAGCATTGAAGAGTATGTATATACCAACACTTCAACGCAGACACAATCGACCACGGGCGGTGAGAATAAAGAAACGGGGGTAATGCACTGATGAAGCTTCAGTACACCAACGTTGAGAAGGACAAAGACGGCAAGGATACGACGGAAACCCGTGAGATTACGGCGTATACCAACAACTATCAACGCTCCGACAGTATCGACACACTGGGACAAGAATTTAGCTTTGACCTCGTTGATAACCCTTTTGATGTGAACATGAGCGGGCAACGGCTCAAGATTGGCGGGAAGGTTGAGTTCAGCAACCAGCGGAGCAATAACCGTAAGAGTGCTACGATGGCACTCGACGAAGAACCGGAAGAAGTACCCGTATTCCAGGGTATCATCGTGAGCGAGAAACAGAGCGGAGCGAGCAAGTACAGTTATACATGCTTTGATTATTGTTTTTATCTCAACAAGTCGGAAATTGAAATCCAGTTCAACGGCATAAGCGGAACGGAAGCCATAAAAAAGGTGTGTAGTGAGAACGATGTACCGCTTGGCAACGTTGCGGACATCAAGACCAGTATAAAAAAGGTCTATCAGGGTCAGCCCGTGAGCGAAGTCATACAGGATATCATTAAGCAAGCCACGGACGAAACGGGCAACAAGTACCGACTTGAGTACAGAGACGGGAAAATTCACGTGGAAGACTATAAAGAATTAGTCTTGAAGGACGTAGTCACCGAGCCTATCAGTAATTATTCCCGTGACCTGTCTATGGAAGAAATGCGAAACAGTGTAGTTGCAATCTCAAGTAAAGAGAAAGCCGCTTCCGTTAAGTCAACTATCCAAGACGATGAGAGCATAAAGAAGTATGGGCTAATTCGTAAGATTGTGAAGGTCGACGACAAGAAGCAAGCACAAACGGCACAAATCGCCAAGAAAACAATACAGGACCTGAACAAAGTAGGTGAAAAGCTCAATGTGACGCTTCTCGGCGATGATACCGTACGAAGCGGTCGAATCATCATCATCGATGATAATACGGTCAATATACACGATAAGTTCACCGTAACGAACTGCAAACACGCTTACGGAGTCAATCACACGATGACACTCGACTTACAGCGAGTAATTCCGGAACCTGACACGAGCAAGTACACCACGACCACGACGACAACCGCCGCACCGAATGCTGTAAGCAGTACAGCGAATGCCGCACAGGTAGACGCGGGTATGAACGCACTGAACGGGTATGAAAGCGTATACACGGATAACGGGTGCGTTGATGTAGCGGTCAAAGCGGGGTCGTATTACAATCCCTTCCTTAAACATGAAGCGGATATCGGCACGAACAACGTAGACGTTCTGGCAAGTCATGCGGAAGCGGCGGGGTACAAGGTTGAATCGTTCGATGGATACGCGAAGAAAGGCGATTTGCTCATATACGGAGATAATCAGCATGTTGTTATCGCAGACGGTGCGGGCGGTTGCTTCGGCAACTCTTCAAGTCAAGGTCACGCAACCTTTTATAGCGACGCGAATTACGCATGGCACAACGGTGAATCACCGTCGAAGATTATACGAATGTCGTAAGGGGTGAGAGTATGGAAGAATGGCATGGCACGATAGCCAAGGAATTAAAGAGCCGAACCAATCCGATACGCATAGGTGCGGTACTCGGTGAGGTGGTCAGCACGTCACCGTGGAAGGTTGCAATCAAGGACGGCAAATTCATGATTGACAATACAAACGGGTACGTATGCTTCTCGCTTCTTCACCACATTACGACTTACGCTTATCGGCACAGTGGTCAGATGACTCATAACGGGTGTCAGGCTGGCAGTAATTCAGGGTATTCGGCACAAGGAGAAGGGAAGATTGTTCTCAATGAATTATGGAAGACGGGCGATAAAGTATTGGTCATACCTGATGAGAACGAGCAACATTTTTTTATTGTTGATGTAGTGAAGGAAGGAGTCTAAATGTTTCCGAAGGATTACAACTTCACAAACTCAATCCAATCGACGGCGACGGCGACCAATTCGCAACACAAAGTAGGACGGTCGTTTGCGTTCGACTACAGGACTCACCGCTTCATATTCAAGGACGGTAGGAACGTAGAAGATACCCAAATTGAAGCGATTAAGCAATGGATTGAGTTATTTATACGAACAGAACTAAAAAAGTATATGATATATTCCGATTCCTTCGGCCTTGACCTTCGTCACCTTCTCGGATACAGATTGCCTAGAGCTTACCAGGTATCAGAGGTAAAGCGGCGAATCACGGAAGGGATTATGAATAAAGTACCGTGCGTTGCGGTCGTGAAGGATTGGAACTTTAATGCGGGGATTTTTTATTTTACGGTCGTTACGCATACGGGAGAAGAGGTGAAAATCGATTATGAACTCGGAATATAGTGCAGACAAGATTCATAACACAATGCTCGAACATATCGACAATGCCTACCAGAAGACCGAAGGCTTTCCGACGTATGACTTAACGCGGGGTGAAGCGTTCGCCTTGCTTGAGTTGTGGAAGAAATGCGAGGAAATCGAACGCAAGCAAGACGTTGATAACCTCACGGGCGAGGAACTCAGCCGTATCGCCTTCCAGCGTAAAGGAACACAACGGCGCAAGGCGACGAAGGCTATTGGCAGTATTCGAATTGTTGACGGAAGCGGCACGGTACACCAAGGCGATCTGTTCGAGTCTGAAAGCGGCATACAGTATGAATCATTGGAAGCGAATGACGTAACCAAGGGGGATACAGTGCGTATTCGGTGCATGCAGCCGGGGGCAGTTGGTAACGTTCCTAAAGGCACGATAACACAAATGCCGATTACGATACCGGGAATTAACTCAATCATCAACGATGAACCGGCGATTAACGGCGAGAACGAAGAAAGCGACAATGACTTGAGGGAACGGTATTACGAAGAACTCAGGGAACCCGCCACAAGCGGCAACGATTACCATTATAAAAGGTGGGCGAAAGAGGTCGAAGGAGTCGGAGAAGCGAACGTAATAGGCTTATGGAATGGGAATAATACCGTGAAGGTTGTCATAATTAACTCCGACCGTCAGCCCGCGGACTCAACTCTTGTGAAGAGGGTGCAAGAATATATCGACCCTGACAGCAAGGGGATAGGAGCTGGACAAGCACCCGTCGGAGCGTATTGTACGGTAGTCAGTGCTGCGGCTGTTCCAATTAATATCGCGGTCACAGGCGTATCGCACTCGGCAACGGCGACCAAGTCATCAATTACGGCAGGCAAAACCCCCTCAAACACGGGGAACTAACCCATG